AAATCCAGAAGTAAAGCAACAATTAGATCAAGAATTAGCGGCCATGGTTGCTGCAAAATCTAATATACAAGCATTATCTGCGGCATTTGAAAAATATGTTTCAATTGCAAAATCTGCAATTGCTAAAATAGATACAAGCAATGTAAATAGTAATCCTTTAGGCAGCACAAATGTACCTGGGTATGCATCGAGAAATCTTGCATTTGTGGCTAAAAATTTAGGAGTAGATCCATCGGCATTGCAAAAGATACAGAATAAAATATATCAAAATAAAGAATCGGTACGTCCTGTAGACACTGGATCGCCAACAATGAATACCATAATCAAAGCCATGAAACCAAAATGAAATTATTAAAAGAAAATGATGGTATGTTCAAAGATAATGATGGACAAATGGACACACAGCGTATAAATCAAACTGACATTAAGACAACAGTAGATTGGCTTGAACAAATGATTGACTTAGATTTATTAGATACTATAGAAAATAATGGTGATAGCAGTTTAAGTAAATTAGAATTATGTATAGATTCAAATAAGTTATCTCCAGATCAGTTGATTGCTGAACTAACACAATGGTGTAATAGTCATGATCTCAAAGCTAGAGAATATGTAAAAAATTCAGGTTCAAAGATTTATTTTAAGACCCCAATCAACGGAAATCCAAACAACGGATATATACAAACTAATTTCAGTTTTGCGAAATCTAACGAAACACACACTGAATCAGAAGTACACTTTTTATCTAGATTAAGAGATCGTATAGTTAATCAAGGTATGTTAAAATTAATTGAGTCGGATGAAGTTAAAATTAATGGCGGTAAAGCAAAAGGTATAGAGCATATCGAAGATTTAGTATTTAGAAAAGGAACATCTGGAATTAAAGATGCATTAATGCATATTAAACATTTAGCATCTGATACTAAAAATTCCGCCACTATTAAATGGGATGGTAAACCAGCAATTATATTTGGTAGAAATCAAGATGGTGAGTTTATATTAACTGATGTCAGTGGATTTAAAGCTAAAGATTATGACGGATTGTTCACTAGTCTAGTACGTATTAGAGAACATTTAACCCATCGAGATAGTAATGCACCTGGTATTGCACATCGTGTTGAACAACTTGGTCCTATATACGACATATTATGGCCCATGTTGGAACAAGCGGTTCCTGCAAATTTTAAAGGATACATTCAAGGCGACTTATTGTATACTAATACCCCAGAAGAAGAATCAGGTGCTATGGTTTTTAAACCAAATACCATAGAATATAACATTCCAGTTAATACCAAATTAGGTGAGGAAATTGCCAATAGTCAAGTAGGCATCGCTGTGCATACTTATTATAAAGATCATGACAGCAATAAAGAGCCAATTTTTGATGTAAAATTACTTACTGTTCCTGGGTTGCTACTAATCAAACCTATACGTCCAGTTGAAAACGTCAAACCTAAAGATGCTAAATTAATTAAAGAATTGAGAAGTATACTAACTGCATACGGGGATTCACTTGATACCTTGTTTAATCCAGCAGAACTTAGACAATTACAAATTAGTGATTTACCAAAATTATGTATAGACTATATTAACAGTTTAATTAATGACGAATCTGAAGTTGGATTCGACATAGATACATTGATACCAAAATTTGGAAATTGGCTAATGAATAATACCAGTCGAAGAAAATATAAAAATATTGTAGAATATTTACAAAGTCCACGATCTAATGCAGAAGGCATGAGTGCGGCATTTACTGCATTTGTATTATTACATGATATTAAGCTAGATTTATTGCAACAATTAGATAGACAAAACCCCGGTCAAGAGGGTTGGGTAATTGCTACACCTGGTGGATTATGTAAACTTGTCAACAGATTCAAATTTACACGTAACAATCAAAAAAAATAACCTACAAATTTAAACCAAAACTGCACTTTTTTATCATTTAACTAAATACAAGTAGGACCTTTGAGTCCATAAACTTAGGAGATTTAAAAAATGGCACAGATTCCATTAGTAAACGGCGGTTCGCAACCAGTATTCGCTATTGATACACTCAATGGCCCACAATTATCAGCTAACACAACATATAGCCCAGCTGGTACACCAGTACAAATGGCAGGTCCAAAACTGGACTTTTTCGGTATTGGTTTAGGTAACTCAGCTTTTAATCAAGCTGGTGTTAACGGTGCAGTTCAGTTGATTCTTCAAACAATTCAACAAACAGCTACAGTAGCAATGTATCAAGTTGACAACACAAATAACACTGTTGACTTCAGCGTTGCAATTTACCCAACAGCAGCTTATACAGCTTCAACATTACAAGCAGCTATCCAGGGTTTAGGTAACATTTATAACTCAACAGCTAATACATATTGTAACGTAGCTGCTGCTACTGTTACCAATGTTGGTTTCCGTTTAGCTTCAACAGCTACATCAGCTAGCTAATTTTAAAGGCAACTTTAAGACACTAACCCGCTTCGGCGGGTTTTTTGTTGACATCATATAATAATTAGTTAAATACACACATAATGATGGTCAGCAAAATAACAGAATTAACAATTTTTGAAAGCCCAGACGGCGGACGCACAGTGTACGCACGTAAACCTGGGCATAACCAACGCGAAATGTTTTCTCGAGATGAGCTTAGAGAGAAAGAAACAGCTGAATATGAACGTTGGCTTAATGTTTTTAATGCTAGACGTACTAATACTGCATTAGATGAGCTTTGTAAGCAAGCTGAGATATTATATGAATTATCTAAGAAATCAGAATGAGATTTTCCTGCAAAACACTATTCGATATTACTGCAACAGGTGTCACTGGGCATTATAAATCAGCACGGGTTCCATTCAAAGACTTGTCAGGAAAAATGATAGAAGATGAAAAATCCTGGAATCATGCGAGAAATCAGCAGCGTAATTGGGAAACATTGACTCAGTTGATAGGATTGCGAACTCAAATAGCTAAAATGAGTAATCCAGTTAAGTCCAATATTACATGGAGTTTTGACTTTGAAGTAGATACTCCTTACGTATTTGGACCTGAAAATAATCCCACTGAAATGCTTTTGTCTGATTGTATTGGTGTACCAATGTTAATAGGATTAGAAAATGTAAAAACTTTATTGCCTTTTTTGATAGTCGAAGGTATTGATCAAAACATATGGTTTGGAACTTTAGACTAAATAGTGTAAAGGAATCGCTATGATCGAAACTACTGATATTGAAAAAAAGAGCCTAGAAGCGCATGTTGAGTTATGCGCTGAACGTTATAATGCCGTAGATACCAAATTAGTTACCTTAGATGATAAAATCAGTCATTTATGCTCAGAGATTGCAGAAGTTAAAACTAGTCTGTCAAAATTAAATGAAAAAAATACTGATCGTTTAATTACATGGGGAGTTTCAATCATCGGAGTTATGGCATTGATTATAGGATTTTTTATAGAGCACTACGTTGTAAAATAATGAACGAAATTTTATTTGACAAATTATTCCGTAAGGAATTTCCGGAAATGACATCCAATCTTATTTTTCAAAATGAGAATGGAGAATATGAAGTTTTTGGTCGTTTCATTATCAAAAAAGAAAAAAATCTGTGTCGAGTATACTGTTCAGATACAGAAAAAGGTGTTTTTAGCAGTACAAAATCAGCATTAAGTTGGTGCATTGCCATTAAATTTTATCAATATAACTTAGCTCGTGATATATTAAATTTAGATAATAAATTAACATCACTAAGCAATGATATAAATGCAAGAGCTAATATTGCAGATCAAAGCAAAAATCTAGATTTCCAAGAAACTGTGGAAATCAAATTAGAAAATAAAATTATCCATAAAAAGCAAATGGAACAACAATTAAATAAATGTATCAATTACGCTAAATACTATCAACAAAAAGGATTTAATAATGAAACTGTTCGAACTGGCATCAACTACGCCATCAAAACAAGCCGCTAAAGTATTCGAAAGTTACTTTGGTGATACCATCAATGTCGATGTGATTTCTCCGCGTCAAGCACGCATGATGTTAAACAAAGTATCCAAATTAGTAAATGAACATCGTGCTACACCTGATTTTCATCATAGTGAGCAGAATCCAACTTATCTAAAATTGATGATGATGGAGCGTGTACTAAAAGCTAAAGTTAATGAAACTCCTACTGTAGCTGTAGGTTCAACTGCTGGGGCTACTAATAATCAACAACAATCCACTACAGGTATGCCTCCAGTTAATCCTACGGTAGCCGCTGGCGATGCTGCTAAAAAACAACAACAGCAAGCACAAGTCAACAGCATTAGCGATCCTAAACTCAAAGCCGCAATGCAAAAGGCTACGCAAGGACAAACATTGAATCCAATGGATCAACAAATGGTTGCACAAGCAGCATTGCAAACAGAAAGTAAATCAATGCGTCGTCAATTGTATCGTTTGTTACGCGAATCTGAAGTACAACAAGCGCAAGTTGTTCTTGCCGCACAAGCTATGGTTGATGAAATCCAAACCATGTTAGAAGAAACTACAAAGATGCAATTCAAAGATTTACCAGGGTTAGTCAGTGAAATGAAAAACCAATACGGTGTTGATCGTGCAATGCAATTCAATACAGATGCGGTAGCAGCAATTAGCGCATTGGTTCAAAGCATTCAAACTGCTAAACAACAAATGGATCAAGCATTAGGTGTAGTGACTGGGCAGGCTTCTCCTGTAATGCCAGGTGAAGAGCCAGGTGAAGAATCAATGGATGAATTACCATTACCAGGCGATGAACCTGATTTAGATACCGATGCAGGAATGGAAGAATTACCTCCCGAAGAACCTGAAATGAATGGTGCTGGTCTAGGCCGTACTAAACGCTAATGTTAATATTTGAAGTAGAAAATTCTGAGCCAGTAGATACTGCCAAATTAATGGCATTGGTAAATCTATTGGCTGGCAGAGCTAACGATACCGATTCAACTAAACAAATATCTTTAGCTGCATTTGCTAATGCAGCGAAAAAGATAGGTATCAATATTAGCGGAAACGAGGAAGAAATCAGTAATTTGATCGATAATCCTCCTTTGAGTAATTTATTGTTACCATACGAGCCAGGATCAAATGTAATTAAATTTAAGGGCAATAATGATCCAGGTGATCAAACAATGCCAGTAAATCAAGCCGAACAAATAGTAGCAGCTAATGCCAAGTCTGCTATGAAAAATTTTGGTAAATAATCAAATATCTTGATTTTTCATACTAAACTAAATACAATCAATATACAGTTCATCTAAGAGGTCTATTATGGCAAAGAAAAAATTTATTTTATCATTGATTTTAGCATTTACTGCCACCTCATCATTGGCTCAATATCACAGTGGACATACGTATCATGGTCCAGTAGTCGTTAATCGTTATTATGGACATGGCGGATGCTATGGCTGTGGTATCGGTGCTGCAATTGTAGGTGGTACTATTATTGGATCTGTCTTATCACGACCTTACTATGCTCCTGCTCCGATTATTGTTACTCCACCCCCGATAGTGTATACAACCCCAGATGTTCCGTACGGATATCATTGGCAAACCATGTTAGATTCTACATGTAATTGTTATCGAAATGTGTTGGTTCCCAATTAATATTATACAGCGATAGTAGAATTTTTTTATAGTATAAATACTATACTATGAAAAAAATACTATTACTTTTGACATTATTGCTTACAAACACAGTGGCTATGGCCCAACTGTCTACATCTGCCGTGCCTCTTCCGCCAGATATCGCTGCAATTAAAAAACGAAATGTTTTAGTTGTAGCAATGACTAAGCAAGATTCCCCTCCCTTTTACAGCGGTGATGCAGAACATCTACAGGGATTAGATGTTGATATTGCCAAAAGCATAGCACATATATTAAATGTACCTGTTGAATTTCGTCGAGATGCAGCTAGTTTTGCCGATGTTGCTGAACAAGTACGAGATGGTCGTGCCGACATAGCTGTCAGTAAATTATCTATTACCCCGCCAAGATTACAAACATTAAGATTTAGTGTTCCTTATCTACGTCTTAAACAGGCTATGATAGTTAATCGCTTATGGTTAAGCAAAAATTTAGACGGCAGAGAACCTTATGAAGCAATAAGAAATTTTAATGGTCGTTTGAGTTTTATCAAAAACAGCAGCTATGAAACATTTGCAAAAATTAATTTTCCCAATGCCGAGTACAACTCCGAAGTAAATTGGGGGAAAATTGTAGAAGATGTAATGTCTGGACGTAGTGCTGGTGCATATCGAGATGAGTTTGAAATGAAAAAAATCAGTTTCGAAAAACCAGATGCAGCACTTAGTACTAAAGTAATCACTATAAGCGATGCTGTCGATGATATTGCAGTAGCAGTTAATTACCAATCGCCGCAATTACTGGCTATAATTGACTATGTTATTACTAATCAATATAGCAACATTAATGTTAAAAAATTAATGGATCGTTATAAATCAGAAATTTCAAAGAAATAATCGGGATAAATCATAATGTCATATTTAAAAAGTTTTTTAACGAGTCCATGGACCATATTAGGTTCTATTATATTAGGGGTACTGACGGGAATTTATACTCCTGAGTTTGCAGTAAATTTTGAACCTGTTGGCGGTATCTATATTAGCTTATTAAAAGTTGTTGTATTGCCATTCTTATTTGCTACTATTATGGTAGGTGTAATTAATCTACTGCAAAAAGAAGGCAGTCAGACTATGATTAAGCGTATCATTTTGGGATTCCTAGCAAGTATGTTTCTTTCCTCGCTGATAGGAGTGGGTACAGTGGTTATTACAGGAAGCGAAATGACCACTGAAAAGAAAATACAATTGGGAGCATTGGTTAATAATAAAGATCAATCTTCGGACATGAATATTACATTGCACGAACCTATGCCTGTAACTGAAAAAGTTAATCCAATGGCAGTAGCCGATAAATTTATTCCTGAAAATATTTTTGCCACATTGGATCGCGGAGAAAGTTTAAAGATTGTTATATTTTGTTTAATATTTGGTATTGCATTAGGCAGTATCAAATCCCCAGGACAGCGTATTATAGTGGATATATTCCAAAGTGTACAACTAGCTAGTATCAGTATTTTCAAATTCTTAAACTATGGATTACCATTTGCTCTATTGGCTATGATTAGCGCACAAGTAGCCAAAGTAGGCGTAGGTATATTTGGCACAATGATAGAATTTATCTATCAGCAGTTTATTGGCGGCATGTTAATCGTTATTGTAGGAACACTAGTAATTTGGGTAAGAGCTGGTGGCAGTATTATGAATGTAATAAGAGAAACCAAAGAAACGTTGATTGTTGCAGTAAGCTCACGCAGTAGTTTGGCATGTATTCCTTATGCACAAGAAGCACTGTCTAGATTACAATTTGACAAATCTGGAGTTGAACTTACGGTTCCATTAAGTTTTACTGTTAATCGAGTTGGTAGTGTATTGTATTATGCTATTGCGACTGTTTTCATTGCCAATATATATGATACTCCAATGACAATTGGAACCTTAATGGTGGTATTATTTGGCAGTATATTAGCTGGATTAGCCAGTGCTGGTACTACTGGTATACTAACAGTGGCTACTGTGGCTGTTGTTTGCGATTTATTAAAATTGCCGAGCGAGGCAGTGCTAGTACTATTGATAGCCGTTGACCCATTGATGGATATGATTCGTACTGCAAGTCATGTACATGGTAATGTTGCAGTGACTGCATTTGTATGTGATAAGGAAAAACAAGATGAGCGAAATCAAACAATTCCTACTCAATCTACTTGAATGGATAGGACATAGTCCTTTTAGATTATTTACAGTAATATTATTGTGTTTCTTAACCTTTATTGGGTGGGTCGGATATACCGAAAAAGATAAATTCATGGAAAGCTATCGCGCCCAACAGGCATTGCCGCACATGAATGGTAAGTATGAAGAAGCGTCTAATTTTATAATCAAGAATAGTCAAGCAGAGTTAATTGCTATTTACGAAGTTAACACACTATTAAACACACGCAAGTTGATATATTTTACCACACGTAGTGGTGGGCAGGACACCACTAGGTATGGATCAGATGTTGGACTACTGACAAAAGATTATGACAATAATAATGATGTCATTTCCATGATGTCAGGTAAAGTTCCTTGTCAAACTTATGAACGTCCGCAAAGTTTTATGGGATTCGTGTATGTAGAGCATGGAGTAAAGTATATGTGCAGAATCAGTGTACCGACAGAACCTGGCACATTCATAGGACAAATTTCAGTAGGTTGGAAAGAAATTCCCAGTAAACATGATATTGAAGTTGGACAAACTGTAATGTCAGTCGCCAGCGGTATATTGTATAAAAAATGAAACGGCTAGGCGTATTGGGTGGGATGGGACCAGCGGCTAGTGCAGAATTTCTTGTAAGATTGACTGAACAAACTCCAGCAGGATGTGATCAGGAACATATTCCTGTTGTGGTATGGAGTGATCCAACTGTGCCAGATCGCAGCACTAGTTTGATTAATCAAGATGATCAGCCTTGGCCTAAACTCTGTCAGGGTATGCTAGGATTAAAAGCGGCCGAATGTGATCATATAGTAATTCCCTGTAACACAGCACATTTTTGGTATGATCGAATGATGGAATTTGGTATACCGATTACACATATTGTAGATAGTGTAGCTGATGAATTAAAGTCTCAAAATATAAAAGGTACCATTGGTATATTAGGAACTCGTGCCACCATGCGGTTGGGTCTGTATGATCAAAGACTCACCGCAATGGGATGGGATTGTATAACTCCCACTGTAGAAGAAATAGAAAACTATGTGCAGCCTGGTATAGATTTAATTAAAGCTAATCAATTCGAAATAGCTCATGGATTGTTTGTTACAGTTATCGAATCTTTAATTAATCGAGGGGCATCAGCAATAATTTTAGGCTGCACTGAAATTCCATTGGTTGTTAAAGAAACACAATATCATAGTATTAGTTTAATAAATAGCATTGACAGTTTAGTTAAATCGACTATTAATAAATTCAAAGGATAAATTATGTTGACATTTGTAAAATCATTAGTTATACTAGCAGTATTAGTAGGCACATACCATGGTATGTCATGGGCAATTGACAAAAAAGCCGATGAAAAAGCATTATCTATGATAATGACTGAATATCAAACAAGTGCTCGCGAAGATGCAAGAGATCAGGCAATGAAAGCAATCGTAGATTCATATGTAGCTAAAAAATAATGGCCTATTCAGATAAAGTTTTAGATCATTATGAAAATCCTCGCAATGTGGGTTCATTTGCCAAAGACGATGCTGATGTTGGCACAGGCATGGTAGGAGCTCCTGCGTGTGGAGATGTAATGAAGTTACAGATAAAGGTATCAGATGGCGTTATTACAGATGCAAAGTTTAAGACCTACGGATGTTTAACTAGTAATACCCCTGTTAATACTCCAACATGCGTTAAAAAAATCAAAGATTTAAATATCGGAGATGAGGTACTGGCTTGGGATGGCAATCGCATTGTTAATCAAAAAATAAGAGATATAATCAAACATTCAGTTGATATCAGTGATTTGTTGGTAGTTTCATTCCAACGAGAAACAAGTAGAAAAAATATCAATCCCGGCACCTTTTCGTTGATTTGTACCAAAGAACACATATTTTGGAATGCCGATAATAATCCTGTAGAAGCACAACAACTACAGGTGGGGCAAGAATTATATGAAATAACCGAACATGAGTTAAGAATTCTTACCAACAATAGACATCGAACAGAAATTAAACAGAAAAATAGCGCAAGAATGAAAAAATGGAACACCGAATTTGATCATTCTGTATTGCCACAGAATCAACCCGGATATGTATGTAAGAACCCAGAAGCTAAAAAGCAACGCTCCAGTGCTGCTTCAATTAAAAACTGGCAAGATCCTAGTTATATTGAAAAGTGGCAACAAGGAATGGCACAACGAGATTGGTCTAAACCTACTAGTATTGAAAAAAAATATATTGATTTATTTGAAGAAAATAATGTAGCGGCAAGATGGAGTGCTGGAACAATATGGATTCAAACCACATCAGGCCCCGCAAGTCCGGATTTTATTGTTCCCGGCAAGAAAAAATGTATAGAAGTTTATACAAAGAAAATGCCAAAGTTTATGCAAGATAGATCAGAAGAATCGGATTATGTCCAAAAAAGAAGTCAACAACTTGCAACAGCAGGATACGATTCATTATTTTTGTCAGTAGAAGAAATTGAACAGGCACTGCCTAAGGTACAGAATTTTATACATAATGGCATGAAAATTATCGATATTTCTCCAATCACACATCATAATCAACTACGAGGATGTGAGCGTGATGACAAAAATGTTGTAGTATATGATTTAAAATTAGAGGATGGTGCCCATGTATTTTTTACAAATAGAGTCGGCTCACACAACTGCGGATCAGCAATCGCAAGTAGTTCTTTGGTCACTGAATGGGTCAAAGGAAAATCTCTCGAAGCTGCTGGATGTATTAGAAATAGCGACATTGCCCAAGAACTGGCACTTCCACCAGTCAAAATCCACTGTTCAATCCTTGCCGAAGATGCAATTAAAGCAGCAATAGCTGATTATAGAAACAAACATGAAACTACCAATAGTTCGATGGCCAGATCCAGTACTACTGACACCATGTAACACTTGGTTCTTTGACACGTTGACGGAACCTAATATAGAACAAGATCTCATCGATACATTGTTAGGTGAAAGTGCATTGGGACTAGCAGCAAATCAAGTGGGCATTCCTTATCGAGTATTGGCTATGAATGTACAAGCAGGTGAGTTTGCTGGACAACAGATAGTCATGTATAACCCCGTTATTGATTCTGTCTCGACCGATCTATGGGAGCATAGCGAGGGTTGTTTGAGTTTTCCCGGAGTATGGTTATCTATCTCTCGTCCTAATTCCGTTGATGCCAGTTGGCAAGACCAGGCGGGGATATCACATTCATCAACCTTTACGGGAATGGATGCCCGATGTTTCCTACATGAAATGGAACATTTAGATGGGCATGTATTCAAAGAACATGTAAGTGATCTGAAATTTACTCGAGCATTAACAAAAGCGAGGAAGAAATAATGGGATTAGGCCCATCGGTTTGTCAGCATTGCCAGGTGATTGCTGAATACGAGCACAATGATATCGCACCCTTTCATCGCACTTGGTGTAAATACTGTGGTGAGACAGATATAACAGATTATTCAGGCTTGAATGATGAGCGTTGGGAAATGCTGGAAGATAATAGACGCCGACTTGAACGATTTCATAACTTTGTAAAAGGTATAGACAATGATAACAATAACTGAAACAGCAGCAAAAAAAATCGTAGCTAACATAGCCAAGCGTGGGGCAGGTATTGGAATTCATGTTGGTGTAAAGACTACAGGATGCTCGGGACTGGCCTATGTATTAGAATACTTGGATCATGCACCTGTTACTAGAGATTGGTTCCGTTATGAAAATGCCGGGGCTACGGTTTGGATTGCAGGAAGAGATCACGTATACTTAGATGGATTAGAAATTGACTATGTACGTCGAGGACTCAACGAAGGCTTTGAGTTCCGGAATCCTCGGGAAAAGGCTCGCTGCGGATGTGGTGAATCGTTTACAATCTAAAAGGTTGTTTTATATCAACTGGTTTGCTATACTTGATTAATGTATACACCTAAATTTGACTATAAAAATCTATCACGAACTACTGATGAAGCAGGAAAGCGATTATATAGCACTCCCGACGGACGACGAGTTCCATCAGTCACTACAATTCTTTCCGCGACACAACCAGAAGAAAAAAAACAAGCATTACAAAATTGGCGTAAATCAGTTGGAGTTGACCGTGCGCAAGCTATTACTACAGAGGCTGCTAATCGAGGTACTAGGATGCACAAATATCTCGAAGATTATATTCGCAATGGAGTAATAAGTGATCGTGGATCTAATCCCTATAGTTGGGCAAGTCATAGAATGGCACAAACTGTAATCGAAGATGGGCTCAAAAATGTTAACGAAATATGGGGTGTAGAAATACCCTTATATTTCCCTCAATTATATGCTGGTACTACTGACGGATGTGGTATACACATGGGAGACGAAAGTATTCTTGATTATAAACAAACAAATAAACCTAAAAAAATAGAGTGGATCGAAGATTACTACTTACAGTTGGTAGCGTATGCTTTAGCGCATAATGAAGTTTATGGAACAAATATACGTAAAGGAGTGATTTTGATGTGTGTCAAGCCTCCTGTAGATCCTAATACTATGGAACCAACTGAACGTCCTCAATATCAGGAATTTATCTTGAAACCTGAAGATTTCTCTCATTGGGAACAAGAATGGTGGAAACGATTAGAACTCTACTACACGAATAGCTAAATACTTAATATTAAGGAATCAAGTAAATGGCCATTGTCCAAATTTCACAAATCACGAATCGACTAGGATTAAATGCAGATTTACCGCAACTTGCGGGGGCTGAACTAGGTTGGTCCACTGACACCCGTCAACTCTATATCGGCAATGGCACTTTATCAGAGGGTGCACCTGTTATTGGCAATACTGAGATTTTAACAGAATTTTCTGACATTTTAAATATAGCTGCTAGTTATACTTATAAAGGCACCGCAGCTGGTTATACTGTACAAACTGGACCAACTCCTAGCACTCCGGTTAAATTAAGTTTACAAAATTGGATGGATCAGTTTGCATCTGTTTTAGATTTTGGTGCAGTTGGAGATGGGTTGACTGATGATACCGCTGCTATTAATCGTGCATTAAATCAATTATATTGTCAACAATCTAATCCACAGATTCGAAGAAATTTATTTTTTCCCGCGGGAGTATATGCAGTTTCTAGTCCAATTAATATTCCCCCGTATGCCACCTTGTACGGCGAAGGATCAAATAGTTCCATCATAAGAATGATAGCATCAGGAGGAACCGGAACTTGCGTGGCACAAACCGCAGATAGTTTGCAACAAACTGGGTCTAATATCGGAAATGGTAGTGCGATCCCGCCTCAACATATTACTATTAGTACTATGGGATTTCAAAGTTTAGACAATACAAAAAATATATTTTTAGTTGATTCTGCCACCAGCACTACATTTGACAATGTAGGATTTTTTGGACCAGGTAGTACCAGTACATTAACTGTTGCTACATTAAATACCTCTAGTGTAGCTTTTGTAATATCGAATGGATTTAAAATAGAAGATATAATACTTGATAATTGTAGATTTTTTGGAACAGTTTATGGGGTTTCTGATAATGTTTCTACAAAAGGTGTTACAGTTACAAATAGTAATTTTAATACATTATATCAAGGTGTTAATGTAACGAATGGAGCAACAGGAACACGTATTACTAATAATATATTTGATAATATTTATGAATATGGTATTTTATTTGGTACTGTATCCCTTAATGTAAGCGGATATAATATATTTTATGATGTCGCAAATCATTTTCTAGGTACAACATCGCCGCAGCAAGCAGTAATATTAATCGAGGGCAATAATAATGCCAGTGTTGGAGACATGTTTCAACGCTCAGATTTATATGCAGAACAATATCCTCGAGTATATTTAACTGATACAGTTAGTATCGCAACAACTAATGGATCTCAATTACAATTAGGTAATAAAACAGTTGAGTCAGGTGTAGCAGTTGAATTACAAACTGGACATGCTACCCCAACAACATTATTCACTGTTGATAATTCTATATTTTGGCAACAAGCAGTAAGTTTCAAAATAGATTATTCAATAATATTAGGAGCTGGTCAATTTAGAACCGGAGTATTATTTGTAGCTAGTTCAGAACGTGGCGGCACAATATTGCCCATAACAGGTGCATCAGGCGACGGTACTACCGTGACTTTAACATTTACTACCCAACCTACTGCACCATTCGCTATAGGCAGTGTAATTTCAATTGACGGAATTTATCCACTTGATTATAACGAAACATACGCTACCGTTACATCATGTACTACATCTACAGTAAGTTATGCTAGTGTTGCGACTGATGCATACGTTAGCGGTGGACAAGTAAGTTTAAATAATCTCAACTATAGTGATGACTATGTTGAAAACAGTGATACTGGAATTGTATTGACTGTTTCTCAAATAGGAACTGTAGTATCAGTACAATATACTTCACTAGCAGCAACGAATGCTGGACAAATGAGTTATTCTATTAGTTATTTTAATGTGGCATAAAGATTTTAATGATCGACTAAAATCCTGGTCGGCCTTACGTACAGAAATTCAAACTATCCCATTAGAGCAAGCTCTCTATATGATTAACGATTGGTGGCATCAAGCACCATGGACTGGATATTATCTACATTGGGATGACCGGGAAACATGGCCTGACCCTTGGCAACTTTTGAGCGATAACATTTATTGTGATGTTGCTCGTGGGCTGGGAATACTGTATACTGTAACTTTAACGCAACATAAAGAGTTGACTTCTGCAGAGTTGGTTTTGACTGAAGATAGTCGTAATTTAGTGTTAATTAACAAAGGAAAATATACGCTTAATTGGGACAAAGAAGTTATGGTAAATACTCCATTATCAAAAAAAGTGAGACATTGTTTTATAAAGTCTGGGTTGTAATAGTATCATAAGTAGTACACAAAATAAAAAAAGAGAAATAAATGACTCAAATTACAGTTGTAAAAAGAGGCGGAAATAAAGAACCGCTACAAATTGAAAAATGGCAAGCTCAAGTAGCAAAGGTTTGTAAAGGCATAGCTGATGTAAGTCAATCAATGGTGGAAATTAAAGCACAATTGCATTTTTATGATGGAATTACTACTGAGGAAATTGATGGGATTACACTTAGGGCTATTGTAGATCTTATTGATACTGAAACAAATCCTGATGTAGGCCATACCAACTACCAGTATGTTGCTGGTAAACAAAGATTGTCAATGCTAAGAAAAGATGTGTATGGGTCATATGATCCACCTGCACTTTATGAAATTGTAAAGAAAAATGTTGCAGTAGGTTTATATACCCCAGAACTTCTTGAATGGTATACAGAAGATGATTGGAATCGTATGAATGATATGATTGATCATTCTAAAGATGAGCAATATGGGTATGCGGCCATTGAACAACTTATTGAAAAATATCTAGTCCGTAATCGTGCTACAAAGGAGATCTATGAAACTCCTCAAGTTAGATACATGGTGGCCGCGGCCACAGTCTTCCATCGAGAAGAACCTAATACAGTCCGTATGCGCTACATTAAAGAATACTACAATGCGGCAAGTGATGGCTTATTCACTCTTGCCACTCCTGTGCTTGCAGGCCTTGGGACTCCTACTAAACAGTTTTCATCTTGTGTTCTTATCCGCAGTGACGACAATCTCGATAGCATCTTTGCTTCCGGCGAGATGATGGCCAAGTATGCCGCCAAACGTGCAGGCATTGGGCTGGAAGTTGGTCGTTTACGTCCATTAGGCAGTCCTATACGTGGCGGTGAAGTAATGCACACTGGTATGATACCATTTCTTAAAAAATGGTTTGGCGATCTGCGTTCGTGTTCGCAAGGAGGTATTCGTAATGCTTCGGCTACGATTTTCTACCCCATTTGGCATTACCAATTCGATGATCTTATTGTTCTTAAAAACAATCAAGGTACAGATGAGACACGAGTAAGATTTATGGATTATGGAGTTGTGTTATCTGCATTTTTCTGGCGTAGATTTAAGAACAAAGAAAATATTACTTTCTTTGATCCCAATGAAGTGCCTGACTTATACGAAGCATTCTACAAAGATACTGAATTATTCGAAAAATTGTATGTAAAGTATGAAAAACGTAAAGACTTACGTACTAAAACAATGGCAGCTGAAGATGTATTCAAAGGCGGCATATTAAAAGAGCGCACAGATACTGGACGCATTTATCTTGTGTTTATCGACAACGTACAGAATCAAGGTCCATTTGATCCTGAATACCACACCATTTATCAGAGTAATCTTTGCTGTGAAATTCTCCTTCCTACTAAATCCTTTAAACGTCTGGATGATGACGCTGGCCGTATTGCTTTGTGTACGCTTGGTAGTATTAACTGGGGATCTTTCCGTAACCCAGAGGACATGCGGCGTGCTTGCCGTATTCTTCAGCGTAGCCTGTGCAATATACTTGACTACCAAGATTTTCTAAGTATTCAATCTAAATTAAGTAATGACGAAATCCAACCATTAGGTATTGGTATTACAAATTTAGCCTACTGGCATGCTAAACGCGGGTTGAAGTATGGCGACGCTGATGCATTACAAGAAGTTAAATCTTGGATGGAACACCAAGCATTTTATCTTACAGAAGCTACTGTAGAGTTGGCTAAGGAACGTGGTAAATGCTTAGATTCAGATCGTACTCGATATGGACAAGGCGTATTTCCTTGGGAATTACGTGCCCGTGGCGTTAATGATCTAGCTGACTTTACTCCAGAACTTGACTGGGAAACCTTGCGCACTAATATGAAAGAATATGGGGTCCGTAATGCTACATTAATGGCAGTGGCACCTGTAGAGTCAAGCAGTGTGGTGATTAATAGCACTAATGGAATTGAAATGCCTATGAGTTTGATCACAGTTAAAGAATCAAAAGCAGGGTCACTGGTACAAGTTGTTCCGGAATATAACAATTTAAAAGTTCGTAAAAACTATCAATTGATGTGGGATCAAAAAGATTGTAGTGGATATCTAAAAACTGCTGCAATATTGGCAGCTTTTGTGGATCAATCTATTTCAACTAATACTTTTTATAATCCAGCACACTTTGCAGATCGTAAAGTACCAACTACATTGATTGCTAAGAATTTGATGAATTTCTGGTATTGGGGCGGAAAAACTCTGTATTACTCACTCATAAACAAACAGGGTAGTAAAGGACAAGATGCCGAAGAAACTAAACTTGAAATAATTGATTTTAGTGAAGAAGAAGAGGATTGCATCGCCTGTAAACTTTAAGGATAGATAATGTTAGAAACTATATGTGAAGTATTAGAAGACGCATACAAGCGTAATTGGATTACCAGTAGAGATGGCAATGTAAGTATTCGTCATCACGACCGGGATCATTTTTATATTACACCTAGTGGTGTACGTAAGCAGACCTTACAACCTGATCAGTTCAAAAAGATCAGTATACACGGACTGCTATGGCAAGAAGAATATTATACTGACATCAGTTCTAATCTAAAGCCCAGTGGAGAAATACCTTTACACTTTGGGTTACAGCGCAACATGGGACAACATCATGAAGAAGTTCGTGTAGTCGTGCATGTTCATCCTACTTACTGTATTGCTGCTATGCACGCTGGAATTGATCTAAGTACTATTTGCGACGCATTTCCTGAACTTAACCGATATACTCGTGTAGCACCAAATGTAGGAGATGTGGCACCAATTAGTCAGGAACTGGCAAATGAATGCTTTAAAAATTTGAAATTAGACAAGCATGGTAACATTGACTATGACATTGTAGGCATTAAAGGGCATGGAGTAGTTGCAATTGATACGAACCCATGGCGAGCATATGAACATATCGAACGCTTGGAACATATTTGTAAGATTGTGTTAGCCAGTGGAAAATATTAAATTTGCGTGGTGGCCAACACGAGTAACAAGTGGTAAGTGTGTATGGCTAACAAAATATATATTACATCAACAGTTATATGATGACTCAACCGGACGTCCACCGATAAATAGTTTATATTTTGTATGGACCGAAACACTTCAAGAAAAAACTTGGAGATTATTAAAAGAACAAATGGTTCACAACAGAAATATCTGGAATGAACCGGTACTAACACAACAAGATTTATGAAAACTATATGAGAGTTAAATTATGAGTAAAGAACAATATAATTTGAAGAATAAAACTGACTATCTTAGTCGTAAGATGTTTCTAGATCCCGCCGGCCCAGTTACTGTACAACGGTTCGAAGAAGTGAAATACAATAAGTTAACAAAATTCGATGCCGAAGCTCGTGGATTCTTTTGGGTGCCGGAAGAAATTAGTTTAACCAAAGATGCAGGTGATTTTAAAGAAGCAAGTAATACAGTAAAACATATTTTTACCAGTAATTTATTAAGACAAACTGCATTGGATAGTTTACAAGGTCGTGGCCCAACACAAGTATTTACACCAGTATGCAGTATACCTGAACTAGAAGCGTTGATGTATAACTGGGGATTTTTCGAAACAAATATTCACAGTCGATCATATAGCCATATCATTCGTAATATTTACAATGTGCCTAAAGATGAGTTTAATAAAATTCATGAAACAAAAGAAATCATTGAGATGGCATCGAGTATCGGAAAATACTATGATGAATTACATCGTCTCAATTGTATCAAAGAACTAGAGATCAGTGGGTTAACTGAACAAACTCATATTAATGCTATATGGTTAGCACTTAATGCCAGCTATGGATTAGAAGCGTTTCGTTTTATGGTATCATTCGCTACAAGTTTAGCCATGGTGGAAAATCGTATCTTTATTGGTAACGGTAATATTATCAGCTTGATTCTACAAGACGAAATTCTACACAAAGAATGGACAGGTTGGATTATCAATCAAGTTGTTAAAGAAGATCCGCGGTTTGCTCGTGCTAAACAGGAATGTGAAGCAGAAGTTTATCAGATGTATTTAGATGTTATACAAGAGGAGAAACGATGGGCTGACTATTTGTTTAATCAAGGTCCAGTAATTGGACTCAATGCTAACATTCTAAAGGACTTTGTTGATTATACTGCAATGATTTCACTGAAAGAGATTGGTATTAAGTATCAAAATTCTGCACCCAAAACTACACCAATCCCATGGTTCAACAAACATGTCAATGTAAGCAATAAACAATCTGCGTTACAGGAAACCGAATCAACAAATTATGTAATCGGTGTTATGGGCGATACTTTAGACTATACTGCACTGCCTGATTTATAAAATTAAATTCTTACAGTAGTCCATTTAGCATCAAATTTTTTGCCTTTAGCTTTATGTTTTACAATTTTGCGGAATTCTTCTTTACGTAATTCCGCAATTTTGTTGTCATCATGTTCTAAACAGGCTTGGTAAAGTCTAGTAATTAATTTTTTTTGTTTCATATCTTCTCCATGTAATAAAATTGTAATAAAAGTATTTAGTATATAAAAATAAAATTAGATTACAGTCAAATGTTCTTGTATTAGTTGTATTGCTCGTTCTTTGTCGGCTCCCTTTGGGGTTCCAATTTCGCCTGATTTGACTGATATCATGGAACGAAATAATCCTTTGATACGGGCAAAACTACGGGGATTTTTAATTTTAGTTTTAATTTCTGAAACAAAATTTTCAAAGTTATCTGTTATATGATATCCAGACAATAGATACAACACATGTGTGAAATGAGTAGATGTCCAGATTATTTCCCGACTAATTTGATTAAAAGTGCCTGCTGCATACCGCACTCGTCTTAACTGTAGTTCACTACTGGATAAATTAAATTCATATTCCTCATCTGGACCTAACTTATCCGGACCAAATGGAAGCTGCAATCTTATAAAAAGCTCTTCGATGGGATTTTCCAATGTAGCAACTTTGACTAATCCCAGTATCAAGCCTTGCATTGGTGCCGTCAGATTTAAAAACTTTATTTTAAAATCAGCCTCCTCGCCACTAGTCGCAATAATATTATCTATTTGTGCAGAATAACCCAATTTGGAATCATAATATCTTACCGTTACAATTTCACCTGAATTATATGTGCGTCGATCTAGATATTTAGGATTACTAAAGGGTATAATAACATCTACTGGTTGATTGTTAAAAAACTCAACCAGTGACTTTTTAAGAGTTGTTTTGGTCAATTTGGTGCGAAAACACACAACTAAATCCATATCGCCAAATGTTTCTTTATCTAAATCTGAATTATAGCTGCCGGTTGGTGCCATGTAATACGGCTCAGAAAACTGCTTAATAAGATAAAAATAGCTTGTCATAAACTGTTGGAAATCTTTTCGACTTCTAATACGGTCTGCGCCTGCTACCCCACTCATAGCAACTCCTCAGATTTTTCAAAAGCTATAATCGCTGGTAGTATCAATATAGCTCGTTGATCACCTAATGCCGTCAACACGCGAACTTGATTTATTGGTAATGATAGATAATCAGCCGATTCGGGCCAGACAATTAAGGCTAATATGGCAGAACATGCCACAGAATAAACTGTCGACGTATATACCGCAGAAGCCGCGTTTAAAGCCTCTCGTACAATGAATTTAAATTCGACTGCATTTCTGGCTGCCTCATGACGTGCATCCCAAGTAGTTTTGTTAATCACATCCCACGCCGCACTCAAGTTGGCTAGATTGGGTTTTAGATCGGCTAAGATTCGATCTATATGTGCGGCATTGGGTAGGTGACTCCAAGCTGTGGTCATAATGCCGCCCTCAACTTAGAATCTTCTGGCAAAAACTTACCAGTCAATTGCAATCGATCTCGTCTATCTAACCATTCTGCTTGTAAGTCATCAGGAATATCAGCACGGGTGTGATCCAAAATTTCAAAATAGATATCAATCATTCGGTCATAATCAGCTGTTGAAAGTTGATATTGTAACAGAGTATTGAGTTTGTAATAATCTTCAGCGATACTACGTGTAATATCAACCCCAAGTCTTTGGTTGAGAATTGTTAGGGCCTGATCTGGTTCAGTAGCCAACATCATTTTACTGATCCTATCTTTAACACCAACTCCATGACTGAATGATAATCCAGCGACACGAAACGCCGATAACATTAGTTGTGTACGATGTAATCCTTTGACATTCGAATCTGTACAATATTCTGCCGAATAGTATGAGAACCTTAACCAATCCAAATCTCCCACCATCCAATCAATTTGCACGCCTGCATCAATGTCATTTAACTGTGCATCTTTTTGTGGAAATAGAGTAAACATTCCGCCTACGTCTACTTTCTTTTCATTGCAATGTATACTAGTAGCATTTTTATTGATATATTTGGTCAAATGAATCAGGAACGCCTTAATACGTAATTGATCGTCTGTAGAAGTGATCGCCCTGCGTTTAAGTTTATTAAAAGTAATAGATACTTCTGATGGATCAATGTTCCATTGCGCTACTGCATTGTCTGACAAATCTTTATCTAATATAGTTGAAGGGGCAACCCCCAAATCGATATCACCTGACTGGGGCTTCTTGCCAGTAGATCCTAGTGATTCAAATTGAATATTATTAAAAATATCTGCTTTATTTGGAAACAATTCACACAATTCAGAAAAATATGCAGACAATGTTGGCTTGATATTTTCTCTTAAAATTGGGGTTGTTTTACCAGTAAAGACATTGCCGCCCATCATAAACTCCTAAAATTCGTATTATACATATTATAAATGATAATTAATATTACGTCAATATTTGAGTGTAGCATATTTGCAACGCACTAAATATCATGCTAAAATACAAAATTATAGGAAATAATATGTCAACAGCAATAGTATGGTCAAAAGATGGATGTCCATTTTGTGATCAAGCAAAATCATTATTAAAAATAAAAGGTATTGAATTTGAAGAACGCAATGTTTCTCAAGATTGGACCAAAGAACAGTTATTAGAAGCTGTGCCAACGGCTACAACTGTACCACAAATCTTCCTAGATGATGCTTACATAGGCGGATTTACAGAATTACGCAAACATTTGCAAGGGTAATATGAACATAGAAAAAGACACAGTATATACATTTAAGTTAAGCAATGCTGACGAAATTGTTTGTAAAGTAGTTGAGATTACAGATGATTCATACATTGTATCAAGTCCATTGAGTGCAGTGCCTACTGAGAAAGGGGTACAGCTTATTTTTACTATTTTCACAGGCGATCCGCGTGAAAATGTGACTATAAATAAAGCTACAGTGGCAATGGTCTGCACTACACGAGATGAAGTTAAAGATCATTACCTTGAAGCTACAACAGGTATTAAACCTATTCGTAAGCCTTCAATCATAATGGGATAATATATGGCAGGCGGCGTGGTAAGAGTTACAGATCCAAATTCATGTGGTGGATTTCCAGTCAATGGAGTTCCTTCTGTGCGTGTTAACGGAGTACCTATTGTAGTCAGTGGAACTTTAGTCACTCCGCATGTTAATTACCATTCCCCTCACACATCTGCGCATACTATATCAGGTAGTCCTAATGTTAGAGCGGGTGGTATTCCTATAGTAACTGCCTCAGATTTTGACTCATGCGGACATCCTAGAGTTAATGCCAGCCCTAATGTTAGAGTAGGGTCATAAATGGCCCAGTCTGCTAGTTTATTAACTCCTTTTCAATTAACTGTTACTGATAGTTTATTACATAACGTAGGCATATCAGTTAATGCTGCATTTGTAACTGCCGAAGCTACCTTTAATTCTTTACCTTATGTAACCGCATTAAATTCAGCTATAGCTGCCTCTGGTGCTGTACCTGAATTATCTAAGCCCATTTTTCTTCAATTGTATAATATAGGGGTAGGTAATTGTTCTACCTTAGGTGATAGCATACCTGTACATTCGGGAAATAATGTATATCCCAATAATATTTTATTTTCAAATTTGTTACTGGACACAGCATATTCTTATATGGGGCAAGGTGCCACTGGAGGCAATAAAGATTTAAGTATTTTCTGTCAAGGATTCGGGGCACTTGTCGGTTATAACGGTATTACCAATAATTTTATTAATTCAGCGGTTAACAGCCAAACATATTTAAGCGGAACTTATACCAACGCTGATAATATGGTCAGTGGTGGTATTACTAGTGTTAATCTTTGTACTGAACAATGGGGTAATGATCTTGCTAAATTAGGTGGACTAATTGACCTCAGCAATCTTAGTGAGCTTGGCACTCCACTGGCTTTAGTTAAACAATTAGCCAAAGTTGGCGGTATTACGCCAGATCTTACATTATATTTTTCAAACGCAGGAGTCAGCTTAGATGTGGTAGTAAATTTATCATCACTGAATCTTACTGCAACTGATGCTGATCAAAAAGCCATGTATAATGCGATGACGCAGATTACTGGAACAGCATTAACACAAATATTAAAAATATTAAATGTCACAACTGCCAATATTAACACAATGGCTGATTTACTAAATCCTTATAAAATATTTCCAAATAGTTTCCAGACGCTAACATTCACTGGAACAAATGGAGTTAGTCAAAATATTTACTTGAATGCCAGCGGAACTGTCAATGATACTATACAACAGTATTTGCCAAGAATAGCAGTGAGCACATTATCATGACTGCATTAGATCGTTTAAGTCAAATTATTCCTCCTGCACAAGCTCTAGCTAATAAAGCATTGTCAGTTGCATTACAACAAATAACAAATATAGCATCTTTAAACCTGCCACAATTTGCTAATGCTGTTAGTGGGGTACAGACTAATTATGGATTGCCACTAGTTAATTCGCAAACTACCGCGGTAGATCCAGCAGTGGCACAAAATCTGATTAATACATTAGGAACAGGCTCAGGTCCTAATGGTACACTTACCATAGATGATTCAATGGGGTTGGCAGCTGGAGTCGTAGTTACTGGTGCGCTAACCAATACAATTACAATACTTAATTCGATGAATTTATCTAATCTAGTTAGTATATACAATGACATAACAGCCACTGCCACTGGCACGTATGGTCCTCCGACTGGACCAATTACTATTACAACTGGGCCAGCTATTGGAACTTATGATAATATAGACGCAGCATTTGCAGGACAAACAGCGAATCTAACAAGTAATACTGCCGGAGGAAAAGGGCTTATCCCATCAGTTAATTCAAATGTTATTCCCGCCATTATTACATTATATCCAAGTCAAACCGCTAATTTAAATACAAATTGGAATAACATGATGACTCAGTTGAATAATGAAAAAACTATTCAAAAGAGTGCTAGTATCCAATTCGCTAATATGACTGCCAGTAGTAATCCTGCAATATATAGTTTTGTTTTATCCCTACCATATTATGGACAAGACACCATAGCCAATGGAGCTTTTCAATATCTCGAATCAGTGGCCGATACAAGTACTCTCGGCGGACAAACTCTAATTGCAGCGTTGCGCCAAGGACAGTCAAACATCAGTACTTCAGGATTGGTTACTACTAGTAATATACCATTGGCACCAAACCCCCCTGCACCAACTGCTAATTTAACTGTATCTCAGTATCCATACCCACTACCGCCTGCTAGCTAATCTAACTAAATAATTGTATGAGAGCAAAAGAATTTATCACTGAATTGACATTTATGGGAAGTCCATGCACTAAAGATTGTAGTGGACATCGAGCGGGATATGAATGGGGCAAATTAAATGGACAGGAAGCCGTAACACCTAGTCAAAGTTTTAATAAAGGCACTTATATATCACAAAACTATAAAGAAAGACAACAAGGTGGCGGAAAAGTTAAAGGTCAACTAAGCCAAAGCCCCAGTGCTATACGTAGACGAGAACAACGTGCGCAGTCTCGACAACCAACTGCTCCTGTAGCCGAAGCAACAGGCGACGCAAGTTTTGATCAAATGATGCAAAATATTACAAATCCAAATGCATTAGATGCACATGCTCGAGATGAACGTGTTAGAACTGCTGATCATGAATTTTTACAATTAGGTGATCATATATGGGCGCATTTAGAAAAATTAGGTAAGCAAATACTTAATAAACCACAAAGACTTAACTGGTACAACCAATCAATTAAGTCAGGTGATTACGATGCAATATCCGATTGGCTAACACAAGTACTAGGCATCAGCCACGAAATTTTAGAAAAATTAAATCAACTGTGTTATGAATGGGGTCGTCCACTAATAGAATTTGTCGAATCTGTACAAGAAGGTACCTTTGCACAGGATTATATGCAGCATTGGAAACAATATAAATTACATGCCGAGGGCAGCGATTAAGTCGTTGCACACTCACAACATTACCAATTGACACTTAATTACCAAATTGCTATAATTTGATATTATAACAATTTGGGATTTAACATGGACAACAAATTATTGTCTTATATTGTGTTTGGTCTAGCCGCAGTTTTTGTAGTTCATACGGAAATACGTATGGATAAAATCGAAGCTCGTATAGAAAGACTTGAATCTCGCGTAGATAAAATCGAACGTCAATTTGATCGTATCGAACGACAAATGGATCGTATTGAAGAAAAATTAGACGAAATTATCCATATCAAAGAATCGATTGTATATACTCCCAAAGAATTAGAATGTCTAACTAAAAATATTTACTATGAAGCCGGCATTGAAGATCGTACAGGTAAGTATGCAGTGGCCAATGTTACTGTCAATCGTATGAAGTCAGGTAAATGGGGCAAAGATTTATGCAAGGTCGTATATGCACCTAAACAGTTTAGTTGGACGATAAAAAGTCATTTGCCTAAACCCTACAAAGATTTGTGGGAAGATTCACAACAGATTGCAGTTGATGTTCTGTCAGGTGCCCGGGTACGCGGGTTAAAGGATAGTTTATTTTATCACGCAAATTATATCAAAGTACCAAATTGGGCCGATGCAAATGAATATGTTATTACCATCGGTCGACATATTTTTTACAATCGTGCAAAACTAGCTTGACAATTAGTTGTTAGTTAGTTATAATATTCATATAATTAATCAATCAGGTTGTGTTATGTATAATTTTCAAGCTCGTAGTACACCTTACACATATCGTAAATCAGTGAACAAAAAAATTCCTATTGTAGTTAATTTAGTTCCAGCTGACCAAGTGTGGGCCACCGCAGCCTATGCTGACCGCGTTAACGGTGGATTTTACTTTAAAGAAACTCAGTACGAAAACGAAGTTGTTAAATATGATGCTAATCGCACGATTATAAATCGTCTACTAGACCCTAGCTATATTAATAAAGATATTACAGAAGCAGATTATGAAATGGGCAGACTTGCTCGTGATTGGCACAAAGGTCGTACATTGATGGCAGCTATTAAACGTCCACTATCTGGCTTTGAATCTAACCTAGCAAAAGCTGCTAGTATGGATGAATTTGCGCTGGAAGTACATAAATTAGAAATTGCCACCATTGCCAGTCAGATCCGCAGCTACCGTCTTGGTGTAGTGGAAGAAGAAAAGATGTGGGGTACTGATACTACGCCGCTAGCTGAGATTGGTGCAAAAGTACAATGTGAAATCGAAGTTATTAAATCAATTTACAGCCCGGCATATGACTGTGTTTTTATTCGCGCACTTACGGTTGATACAAAAAAAGTATTACTGTTTACCTACCGTGAACCGTTTGTGGTTGGAACTATAATTACAATCAAAGGCACAGTTAAAGGACATCACCCAGACTGTACTCAACTTAATCGTGTAAAGGTGTTATAATGGGATTAGATCAATACGCTTATGTCGCAACCAACGCTGGTATGCATGAGTCTTACTATTCAGATGAGAATTATGATAAAGAAGAAGATGATCCAACTAAGATCGCCGAGCCACGTGAATTGGCCTCCTGGCGCAAGCATCCGAATCTTCAGGGCTGGATGGAACGACTTTGGGTAGAAAAAAACCCAGGTGCCGATGAAGAGACTGGGTATATGTTTAATGGTGTTGAACTAGAACTTACATGGGAAGACCTTGATAGGTTAGAAGCTGATGTAATAGCCGGGCAATTGCCTGATACTAAGGGATTCTTTTTTGGAAATAATGCAGACGATTATTATCGAGAATCCGATTTAAAATTTATTAGAGAAGCCAAAGCAGAAGTTTTTCTTGGACTTCGTGTATTTTACAACTCAAGTTGGTGATTATGCATTACGAATTCATCGGATGGAATACAAACGGCAACAGTGATAAGATCTGGGCAGTTGCCATGCTTTCTGGTACTGTCTATACCCAGTTAAATCATAAATGGATTATAGTATGGGGTCGGCGCGGTAAAAATCTACAGCATAAAATAGTAGAGAGTGCCGACTGGGAGATTCGAACTCGAATTAATCAACAATTGCAGTCAGGATATCGAGAAATTAGCTACGATAATGTAGATGGCGTATATCCAGGATTATCAGAGGCCTTGGAAAAAGTTTTTACTTGGGCATTATTAAAAATATAACTGTATTATGACACAACGAGATTACTAAATATTATGAACACACAAATTGATTATAGTGCAACAGGGTTTGAAGGAATTAAATTGGCAGCAGATTGGATCCGTGACCTTGAA